GCCGAGCAGACTGGCCGCATCTGCTACGGGATGGAGATCGAGCCGAAGTACTGCGCGGTGACGCTGGAGCGCCTTGCGGGGATGGGCCTAGAGCCGTTGCGGATTTTGACCAATGGGTAGACAGTACAACGCCAAGCAATTCATAGACGCGATACCGGCCAGCGCGGGGATCATCACGACCATCGCCAAGCGTGTCGGCTGTTCCTGGCACACGGCCAAGAAATACATCGAGGCGATGCCGACGCTGAGGCAAGCGTACCAGGATGAGTGCGAGGCGATTCTGGACATGGCCGAGTCGAAGCTATACAAGGCGGTCCAGGACGGCGACCTGCAAGCGGTCAAGTACATTCTGGCGACGAAGGGCAAGAAGCGCGGCTACACGGAGCGTCTGGAGCTAGGCGGCGCTGACGGCGACCCTATCCGCGTGGTGCTGGATGAATGATGTTCGATTCTCAGCATTGGCACACCTCACTGACAAGCAGCGGCTGGCTATGGAGCGAGCCGACAGTCACCGCTACCTGCTCTATGGCGGGGCAAGAGGACCAGGCAAGTCATACTGGCTGCGCTGGTACTCCCTGCGGTTCTTACTTCGATGCGCCGAGCGTGGCTTGCGGGGCGTGCGCACGATGCTGGCCTGTGAGGACTACCCGTCGCTCAGGGACAGGCAGGTCAGCAAGATCATGGTTGAGTTTCCGGCCTGGCTTGGCGAGTGGCAGGCGTCGCACTCGGAGTATCTGCTGCGCCCCGAGTTCGGATCCGGGGCGCTCTGCCTGCGCAACCTTGACGACGCATCGAAATACCAGTCAGCGGAGTTCGCATTGATTGCCGTTGACGAGCTGACCAAAGACACCGAAAGCACTTTCAACATGCTCCGCGGCAGCTTGCGCTGGACTGGCATTGACAGGCCGCAGTTCATAGCCGCAACGAACCCAAACGGCATCGGCGCAGCCTGGGTGCGGGCGCTGTGGATCGAGCGCCGCTTCCCGAAGCACCTGCAAGACCTGTCGGGCGAGTTCGCTTTTGTGCCTGGGCTGCCGGGAGACAATCCGTACCTGTCCCCGGCCTACATCGAAGAGCTGAAGGCCCAGCCGGACGCCGTGCGCAAGGCGTGGCTCGAGGGCGACTGGTACGCCGGTGTCGAGGGGCTGGTCTATTCCGAGTTCACCGCTGACAACATCGTGGATACCGAGCCGGACAAGGCGCTGCCGGTAGAGATTGCCTTCGATGCTGGCTACATCGACCCCTGCGCGGTGCTGTTCATTCAGCGCACGGGTGAGGGCGCTTTGGTCTTTGACGAGCTGTACCAGACCAAGACGCTGGCCGAGCAGACCGTAGCCGACGCGGTGGACAAGTGCCACGAGTACGGGCTGGCGCTGCCTGAGATCGCCGTGGGATCTCCAGAGGCCAAAGAGATGCAAGAGCGTTGGCGCATGGCGAACATCGCCGTGCGTCACCACACGCACGAGGTAGTAGACGGCATCAACCTGGTCCGCACCCTGTTCTGTGACAGCAAGGGCGTGAGGTCAATCAAAGTGCATCGGCGCTGTGTCAACCTGATCCGCGAGTTGACCGAGGGCTATGTCTACGCCGAGGGAACAAAGGGCGTACACGAAAAGCCGGTCAAGGCCAATGACCACGCCTCCGACGCCCTGCGGTACTGGGCTTACGCGAGGATGCGCTAGATGGTCATCTTCGGCGGTCGGCAGATCATCATCCCATCCGACTTCATGCGCGTCACGTCGCCCAAGACGGCTGCTGCGGCTGGCAACGGCCTGCTCAACAACCTCATCGCCTACTGGCCTGGCAACGAGGCCAGCGGCGACGCGCTAGACCTGCACACCAATGCGCTGACGCTGACCAGCGCCACTATCGCGTTCACCGTCAAGCGCAACGGCGTGACGCTCATCTCTACCGCTGGCTCAGTCATCACGGCGACAGGCGCAACGAAGCACGTGCATGTGGAGCTAACTGCTGCGCAGACCGGCCTATTGCCGGTAGGCGTCAAGAGCTGCCAATACGACGTACAGGCCACGCTTGCCACGAGCAACCGCATCGTGACCCTGGCCCGTGGGGACGTGACTGTACTAGAGGACTATACATGATGAAACTACTCGACCGGCTGCGCTTCGTCATGGGCCGCAAGTCGCTCTACGACATCTACCCGGAGCTTGCCACGCGCATTCCTATCTTGCGGAGCGCATCGGACAGCGAGGGCGCGTCACCTAGCGGCAGCACGGCAGGCACGGACTACGCTCAGCACGTGTGGGTTCACAAGGCCGTGTCAATCATCGCCCAGAACATCGCGCCGCTGCGCATTCAGGTGCTAGATGCCGAGGGCGAGCCGATAGAGAAGCATCCTATCACCGACCTGTACGAGTACCTGAACCCGTCGATGTGCTCGGCTGACGCCTGGCAGCAGTGGGCGATTGACATGCTTCTGTGGGGCGAGCACGGGCAGGAGTTCGTCAAGTCTGCTGGCGGCAAGTACGCCGAGGTCTGGCCGCGCACCAGCACCGACTTTGCGGTCAAGATCGACAAGTCGCGGCGCAACTACGGCGGCATCACCGGCTACCGCATCCAGGCCGCAGGCGACAGCTATGAGCTAGAGCCGGACGAGTTCATACACTACAAGTTTTTCAATCCTGAGAACGCCTACCGCGGCCTTGCGCCGTCACGCGCCGCGGCACTGTCAACGCTCCTGGACAAGCACGCCTTGACCAGCCAGCTCAACTTCTTTCAGCGCGGCATGAGGCCCGACTATGCGGTCATCAGCGAGCAGGGACTGACCCAGCGTGAAAAGACCGAGATCATGAGCACGCTGGAGCAGAAACACCGCGGGCCGTCGAGCGAGTTCGCGCCGGTCATCCTGGATGGGCCGATCACCGGCATCGAGCCGCTGGGCTTCCCGCCCAAGGACGCCGAGTGGGTAGAGCTGCGCAACATGACCCGCGAGGAGATCGGGGCGCTGTACGGCGTGCCAGACGAGATCATGGGCTGGGGCCGGGACACCTACGAGAACTTTGGCATGGCCTGGAAAGTGTTTTGGACCCTGACCCTGATCCCGCTGATTCGGGTGCGTGACAACACCATGTCCGAGTTCTTTGCCACGACATCGCTGCTCCAGGCCGGGCAACGCATCGTCACTGACCTGTCAGAAGTGGACGCGCTGCAAGAGGACAAGGCAAACAAGATAGCCGCGGGCGTGCAGCTCTGGAATACCGGCATACCGTGGAAGAACATTGACGAAATGCTGGGCATCGGCCTGGGCGACTTCCCCGGCAAAGACGTTGGCTACTTGCAAGGCTCTATGCTGCCTGTCGGGGCAGAGAAGCCAGCGTATATGCAGCCATCGGGTGAGGCGGCAAAGCCGGAAGAGCCAGCCAAAGCCGTGACGAAGGCCATGCGCATAGAGCGTGACGGCGAGGTCCACAAGGCCATGTGGATGCTATTCAAGCAGGGCACGGAGACACGCGAAAAGGGACTGGCGCGGATCATCAAGAAGCTATTCCAGACTGAGCAGCAGATTGTGGCCGGGATGATACGCGACGGCAAGACCGATCCAGACAAGGTATTCAACCAGCCCGCAGCCGTGGCCCGCTGGGTAGCAGGAACGAAGGCGTACTGGACAGAGACCGCACTGGCCGGGGCAAAGCACGCCGCGGAGCAGCTTGGCGTGGGCGTGTCCTGGACCGTCACCAACCCGAAGGTCAGAGAGGCCATCGCGAAGCTGGTCTTTGACTTCTCCAAGACGGTGGTGGATTACAGCGCCGACAAGCTGGCCGCACTGCTGCGCCAATCGGTTGACGAGGGCTGGGGCATCCCGCAACTGAGCGACGAGCTGGGAGAGCTGTACGACGAATTCAAGGGGGCGCGTTCTGAGCGCATCGCCCGCACCGAGACGGTCAAGGCGTACAACTACGGCGCTGTGGAGCAGTACAAAGAAGAGGGCGTGGAGAAGAAGGGCTGGCTGTCGGCACTAGACGAGCGCACCAGGCAGCCGCCAGAATCCGAGTTTGACCACTGGGCAGCGCATGGTGAGGAAGTGGCGATTGACGAACCATTTACGCAGACAGGCGAACCGCTGATGTTCCCTGGCGACCCTGACGGCGACCCTGGCAACATCATCAACTGCCGCTGCGCCGTGTATCCGATTGTGGAGGTCTAGCGATGCCGTACACGATTGACGAGGTTGACGGTGAGTTCTGTGTGTTCCGCGCCGATGAACAGGGCGAGCCGACAGGCGACACTTTGGGCTGTCACCCGACCCAGGACGAGGCCGCGGCTCAAATCGGGGCGATAGAGGAGAACGAAGGCAAGGCGGTTGGTCAGGTGCTGCGCAAGCTGTACCAGACGCGGGTCAAGGAACTCGATGACGTGACATTCGAGGCCACGATCACCACGGCAGCGGTTGACCGCGACATGCAGATTGTGCGGCCCGAGGGCATCGACAGCACCAACTACATGAAGAACCCCGTGGTGATGTACGCGCACGACTACTCCACGCTGCCGGTAGCCAAGACGCTGGAGCTGAGGGCAGACGGTGACGCACTGGTCGCCCGTTTCCAGTTCCCGCCTGACGGCACGTATGAGTTCGCAGATACCGTGCGGCGCATGTGGGCAGGCGGGTTTCTCAATGCCACGAGCATCGGCTTCATTCCCAAGTCGATGGTGGACGATCACGGCGAGCCGATCAAGCCGGGCGCGAATGCCTGGCGCAAGGCGAACGCCACGATTGACAAGTGCGAGTTGCTGGAGTTCAGCATTGTGCCGATTCCAGCCAACCAGGAAGCGCTCAGGCGTGCGCTCGATGTCGCGGAGGTCAAGACCATGACAGTCAAGGAAGGCCGAGTACTGAGTGCGAAGGATCACGAGATGTTCACCGGGATTGCCAAAGACCTGCGAGCTGCGGTCAAGGCAATAGAAGCGTACCTGAATGCAAACGCGCCCGCGCCGAAAGCGATTGACGCCAGTGCCAGTGACAACGAACCCCACAACGATCCCGGCGCTGTCAACGGCCAATGGCTGACGGACGAGGACGCTGAGAAGTTGCAGAAACTCTTGAACGAGATCAAGGAGATGATCTAATGGCAGACGAGAAGTTTGATGCTTTGGTGAAGACCCTGGCCGATGTCAAGACGCTGGTGGAGAACCACGTCAAGGACTCGGCAACCCTTGACATGCCGAAGGTCGAAAAGGTAGTCAAGGACGCTATCGAGGCCGAGCGCAACGAGCGTGTCGTGCGCAAGGGCGAGCCGGAATACGTCAGCCCGGTCAACAGCCCCATCGTCAAGGGCGGCGTGCTGACTTCCGGCAAGTACGAGGGCAAGAACGTGCGCGACGTGGCACTGGCCGCGTGGCTCATGACTCGCGCCCACTCGATCATGCCTGACAAGTACCGCAAGCCGAGCGACGAGCTGGTCAAGGCGGCACTGACCGCAACCGGCGCAGGCACAGGCGACGAGCTGGTGCTGCACGGCCTTTCCCCGAACCTCTGGGAAGACGTGCTGCTGGACAGCCAGATTGCCAGCAACCTGCCGAACAAGATCAACATGCCGACTGACCCCTTTGTGCTCCCGATGGGTCTGGGCGACCTGACCTGGTACAAGGGCGTCAGCGTCACCGCGACCACGGCGACCCAGCTCTCTACCGGCAAGTCCACCCTGACCTGCACCGAGCAGATTGGCGAAGTGGACTGGGAGTACGACCTGGAGGAAGACGCGATCATGGCCGTCAGGCCGATCATCGAGGCGCGAATCAGGAAGAGCGCAGCCGAGCAGATCGACTACTTCATCCTGAACGCCGACTCGACCGACGCCAACAACATCAACAGCCATGACAAAGCCAACGCTACGGACACCAAGCCGTTCCTGAGCAAAGGCGAAGACGGCATCCGGCACATGTTCCAGGTTGACAACTCTGCCATGACCGTAGACGCGGCTGGCGCTGCACTGTCCGACACTCACGTGCTGAGTGCTCTGGCGCTCATGGGCAAGTACGCGGTCAATCCCCGCGACCTGCTCATGATTATGGACGTTGCCACCTATTTCAAGGGGCTGTCCAATCTGGACGGCATTCAGACCCTGGACAAGATCGGCAACAGCGCCGTGCTCCTGACCGGCCAGGTCGCCGCTTACCGCGGCATTCCTGTCGTGGTCAGCTCAGCGATGCACAAGACCGAAGCCGACCACTTCGTTGACGATGCCGACACCGGCACGTTCGGGATGATTGCCATTCCGAACCGCAACATGTGGACCGTCGGTTTCAAGCGCGGGATTACCGTCGAGGCAGACCGCGACATCCAGAAGCGGCAGGTCATGATGGTCATCTCGTTCCGAATCGCTGTCGCCTCTCACGGCGGCGCGACCAAGAGCGCCCTGACCCACACGGCTGGCATCGCGCACATCCTGGTAGCGTAACGACTACGGGGGCGGCGCAAGTCGCCCCCAAGGAGAATGAACATGGACAAGAAGAAACTGTTGCGAGCTTTGGCAGTTGTGCTCGTAGTCGTTGCGGCGGGGGTCTGGGTCAGGTCAGACGTAGCCAAGCAGGTGCAGGTGGGCGTTGCGGCCATTCGGGAGCGCATCGCCATCGACACCCGCGACGATAGCTACATCTGGAACGGCGCAGACGTCATCGTGTACAGCGACAATCACAGCACACAAAAGATACGCCTGATCGGTGAAAGCGGCGACATCGACGCAACCGGCGTTATCACCGCGGGCGGCGGGCTTGTTATCACCGGCAACCTGTCCGATGAGAACGGCAGCTTCCGTATCAATGACAACGTACTGGTGACCGGCACTCTAGGCGTGTCTAGTCAGGTCAACGCAGCTAACGGCGTAGCGGTCACTGGCGGGATCACCGCGACCGGGGCGCTCACCGTCACGTCATGGGGGCGCTTCTACGGGCTAGTCCTACAGCCAGCGTTGGCGCAAGTAGTCACGGCGGGCTACGGGATCACGCCTGGCAACTACTCGCTGCTGTTCCTGGCCGATGACGGCGGGCAGGCCAGCGGCCAGATTCTGCTTGACGGCACTGTGGGCATTGTGGATGGAACTTACCAGGGGCAAATCCTGGTCATCGTCTGGACTGACGCGGATGGAGCATCGCTCAAAATCAGCGACAACTCCAACGTCCAATTCCCGGCGAACAAGTACCTCACCCTGGCAGCGTTTGACGCGGCTCAGTTCCTGTGGCACGGCACGGACTGGGTATATCTCGGCGGCGGTACTCTGAACTAACTGACGAACGGGGAGCCGGGGCGACTCGGCTCCCCAACTCACGGAGGCACAATGTTCAATTTCAAGAAGATGGCAGCACTGCTCGGCGTGGTGATCGTGCTGTTCCTGCTGCTCGCCCACGTCGAGAGCATGAGCAAGCGCCTGGGCCCGGCTGGAGGCGTAGTCGCACCGCAATCGCTCAGCAACAACGAGCTGAGCGTGGAGGTCGTGCCGCTTGCGGCAAGAGGCACAACGGGCGAGTGCGGCGGCTACATGACCACCACCAACTCGCTAGTCGGTGAGCTGGTCGCCGTCTACGTTGACCTGTCGGCCGTGGGCGAAGTCAGCACTACGGCAGACCTCACCATCAGCTACCTGTCACCGCTGTCGGGCGACCTGTTCGTGTGGTCAAACATCGCCGCGGATGCAATCACCTATCCTATGGCAAGCGTCGTGCATGGCGTGGGCGCACCGGCCAGTGGCAGCTACGTGCCGCATATCCTCATGGGCAAGCTGCAACTGCGGGTCAGTCAGACCGTCAGCGGCGCGATAGGCACGGCCTACATCTTCCATCGGAGGCCGTGACATGAAACTCAAGGCATTGTTTGACTTTGACCCCTGGCTGAAGGGCGAAGAGTTTGTAGTAGATGACGCCATCGGTCAGGCGTTGATTGACAGCAACTTCCGGCACTTTGAGGTCATCGAAGAGCCGCAGGCCGAGGCCGTAGACGCGCCGCCTGTGGACAAGATGGTTCGCAAACCGAGGCGGCAAAAATGAGCATCGCCTACTGCACGGCTGAAGAGGTCAAGCGCATGGTCCCGGACGCCTTTGGCGGCGGGTCATCGTATGACAACGCGCTCAAGCACAACTGCGACCGTGCCAGTCGGCTGATTGACCAGCTCACCAATCGGCAGTTCTGGCCGGAAACGGCCACGCGCTACTACGACGGCAACGGCACGGTGGATCTGTGGATTGACGACCTGCTGGCCGTGACCAGCGTCAACATCAGCGAGGACCAGGGCGCAACCTGGACAGCGATGGATACCACCGACTACCTGGCCCTGGGCGGCGAGAACCTGCGCTACGACGCCACACCCTACGCGCTCCTGAGAATAGACGCCTACAACGGCGACTACGGGAGCTGGTATCTCGGACCGCGCACGGCGAAAGTTGTTGGCATCTGGGGCTGGCATGACAACTACACCGCCGCCTGGGAGAACAGTCAGGACACGGTAGAGGACGCTTCGGGCATGCTGGCAAACGCCACGACCATCACCATCAACGACCGAGACGGCGCGGACCTGCAAGGCATGACGCCGCGGTTTCAGGCCGGGCAGTTGCTCAAGATCGACAATGAGCAGTTTATCGTCAGGGCTGCCGTCACCAATACGCTAACCGTGGCAGGGGCGCAGCACGGCACAACCGCAGCCACGCACGCCAAAGGGTCGGTCATCTACATCTGGCGGCCAGCGGACATCATCCGACAGGCGGCAACGGTGCAGGCCGTGCGCTGGTTCAAACGCGGGCAGCAGGGATTCCAGGACACGGGCGCGGTAGCCGAGCTGGGCCAGATCACCTACACACAGAAGCTAGACCCTGACATCGCCACCATGCTCATGCACGTCAGGCGCGGGGGGCACTAGAGTGCCAGAGCTGACTATCGAGAATCTGGACAAGGCACTGGCGGCGCTTGACCCGAAGATGCTAGATGCGCCGCTGCGAGAGCTGCTGACCAAAGCGGCCCTGCGAATCGAGGCAGACGCCAAAGCCAACGCGCCTGCTGATTCCGGGCAACTGCGGCGCACGATCACGCACCAGGTAGACCAATCAGAGCCGCCGCTAGAGGCGGTAGTCGGCACGAATCTATCCTACGCGCCTTACATGGAATACGGCACGGGGCTGCTGGCCGAGGGCGACCCGGCATTCAAGCAAGGCAGCGGGCCGCACTATCCGCCCGGCAACGCGCTCAACGTCTGGGCCGAGCGGCACGGCTTTGAGAGTGGCGGGCAAGTGGCGACGGCCATCGGGCGGCGCGGGGGACTGGAGCCGAGGCGCTTCTTGCGCAACGCTTTCGAGGGCAACCAGGGGTTCATCGCCCAGCTAGTTGCCAAGTGCATGGACCGAATCGCCGCAATCTGGAGCAAGAATGGCTAACGAGCTGTACGAGGCGGTCAAGCGGGTGCAGGTCATCGTGCGCGATGTTCCGGGCATCAAGCTCGCGCCGGAAGACCCGACCGAGAGCGCATCAGAGTTCCCGTTTGCGTTCACCTACCTGAGCAGCGAGGAACGCATGTCGGACAGCTACGGCGCGGTGCGGTCAGACGCGACGCTGGTCTGCGACGTGGTGATCCCGCGCACGAATCTGGCGGTCAACCTCCAGACGCTGATGCCTTACGCCGACAGCATTCAGAACGCGCTTTACAAGGACTGGATTGACAACCAGTGGGGCAGCACCATCACCGAGCTAAAGAAGACCCGCTGCAAGCTGGTCAACCTGGACATAGCCAAGCAGCAGATGATCGGGCTGCGCTTTGAGATTGACGTCAAGATACGCGATACCATCACGTGAGGCGAGATGAAAGTACGAATCCTGCTGGAATACAAGACGGACACGGCGCACTACAAACCGGGACAAATCATCGAAGGGGGAGAATGTCTGCCAGAGTGGGTTCGCGAGGTAGTCGATGACGCCGGAAGAGCTGAGCCAAGCGTACCAGGAATATCTGACGATGGGGGCAGCGCCGGAACACGCGCTGAGCTTGCAGACAGCGACGTACCTGAACAACCTCATAGACGAGCTAGGGGCAAAGCGCGTCCTTGACATCGGCAGCGGCTTTTCGACCTTTGTCACGCGCTCGCACGAGGGCGTGGACTGTTGGACGGTCGAAGAGGATGACAAGTGGCGCAAAGTCACCAAGTCCTACCTGCAGAATCGCGGCCTGGACAGCGGCCACATCTTCACTGGGCTGGACTTTCGGGGCGTGGACGTTGGCAAGTTTGACCTGGTACTGCACGATTGCAAGGGCGAGATTGGCCGGATGCAGCAGCTCAGGCGGGCCGCGGCGCTGGTCGCACCGGGCGGCGTGCTGCTAGTCGATGACGGGCACTTCCCAGCCCTGCACCGCTGTTGCAAGGTCTGGTCCAAGATTCAAGACTACACGTTCACCGACCTGGCAGACCTGACCGACGAATACGGGCGCTTCCCGATGCGCATCGACATAACGCAAGAGCAAAAGGTCCAGGGCGTGAGTGTGGCGCTGGCAATCCCGCGGGCGATTGTCTGCTACGACGAGGCGTTTATGGGATTCATGCGGATAGCGCAACAGGGCTGGGCGCTGGTTGACCAATCCTACACGATGATCCCGTATGCGCGAGAGTCGATAGCCAAGCACCTGCTGTCGCATCCCGAGTTCACACACACGGTCACGCTAGACCAGGACCACGTTCACCCACCGGATATTGTCATGCGGCTGGCAAAGCGCGTGGACGAAGATCGAAGCAAGCTGGTTGTGGCGGCGCTCAACTACCGGCGCGGGCCACCTCACGATCCTGTCGGCTACTGGGATAACGGCAAGGGCAAGCTGTACACCGTAAGCCCGGCAGAGTGGGGTACAGAGATGCGGACCGTAGACGTGGTGGGCCTGAGCGCGGCGATTCTGGCGCGTGAGTGCTTTGAGGCGTTTGGCCCGCCGTGGTTTGACATGGACTGGAGCTTGGCGTGGGCGGGAGCGTATCCGGGCGAGGATACCTGCTTCAGCCGCAAGGCGAAGGCAGCGGGCATTCAGCTCTGGGTAGACCCTACCATCTGCTCGCCTCACCTAACGATGGACGTAGTTGACAGGACTTATCACGAGCGCTGGGTAACAGACCACCCGGAAGAGTTGGCTAACTGCGGCGACCATGACGAAATCACGATTGACAAGGATCGATGGAGGTAAGAAATGGCATACGGTGTGAAGAGTTTGCGGTTCATTCAGTTGGGCGCGGAAACAACGATGGGCACGGAAGCCGACGCCACGACGATCTGGCGCGGCGGCGGCACAATGATCGATGACGAAGTGATCGAGTTCGTGGAAGAGGATGTCGGCTACCTGCAATCGCAGGGCCGCACATACATCCCGAAGGTCGGGGCGCTGCTGGAGCTGGACGAAACACCGGCGACCTTTGAGCAGCTTGGCTATCTTCTGGTCATGGGCGTCGATGGTGCGGTCACGGGCATCGCAGACGGCGCGGGCGGCGGGTACGTCTATACCTACAATCTCGCCACCACCGCGGTCACCACGCCAAAGACCTACACCCTGGAGTGCGGCGACAACAACCAGGAATACCAATGCACCTACGGCTTTTGTGAGGAGTTCGAGCTGTCGGGCGCAAAGAACGAAGCGGTGATGATGAGCGGGCGGCTCAGGGGCAGGCAGTACGCCAGTGGCACGAAGACGGCCAGCGTGTCAGTGCCAACGGTCGAAGAAATCCTGTTCAACAAAGGCAAG